ATTGTGTAAGCCTTTGGCTTACGTGTTCCGGTTTCCGGTTTGCCTTTGGGCATGTTGCGCTCCTTTGTGATGTTTGGCGCGCGCGCGTCTTTCGCGCGTGTGGTGTAATTTATTGGAGCGCTTTTATTTTAGATAGGTGCCTCACCTGGCGTCCTCTTTTTGTGACGCCTGGTGGGCGTGTACCTGGATTTTTGCCTCGTTTCGAGGCAATTCGCATACATCGTGTCTTGGTTATATGTATGCGGACTGACACCCGGTAGGGTGGAAGGTTCTTGCGTCATTTTGGCGCAAGAGGTAGGATCGGAGATCCGTGTTGTATCATCCTGAGACAGGAGGTTCGGCATGCATCGCAGGCCAGTGAACAAGGGCAAGTCTGCCCGCTCGTTTCGGAAGGATGTGCGGAAGACCGCGTCGAAGAACCTGGCGAAGCCGGGTCGAGGTGGCTTCCGGCTGTGAGCTGCTTTCGACCGCTGGTCGCGTACCGCGAGCGGTTGTCGAAGCAGGTGAAGGTGGGTTATGGGAGCTCCAGGGATGGTGATAACCTGGAGCTCCCGTGTGGTAAGTGCTCGGGTTGCTTGCAGGATCGAGCACGGTCCTGGTCGATCAGGATAGGACATGAGGCGCAGCTATTTGCGTGCAACGTCTTTGTGACGTTGGATTATGCGCCGGAGCATTTGTCCTCCTGGTCGTTGGTGTATCGTGATTTTCAAGGGTTCATGAAACGTCTTCGTAAGCGAAGTACGGGTCAGGACCCGGGCCCGAATGGGAAGTATCCCATTCGGTTTTTTTGTGCTGGTGAGTACGGCAGTAAGTATAGGCGACCTCATTTCCATGCTATCATTTTCAATTGGCAACCGCCGGATCGGGTGCGGTTGCATAATAAGACTTCGCGGAGCGAGTTCTTAGAGGATGTGTGGCGCAATGGGAATGTGGTTATCGGTGATGTTACGCCAGAGTCGGCGGCGTATGTTGCAGGCTATACCGTGGATAAGCGCTACGGTAGAGCGGCTGAGGACCATTATGATGATGTGGTTGATACGGCTACTGGAGAGGTTCTTAGTCGGCGCCCTGAGTTCGTTTGCATGTCGCGGCGTCCAGGGATTGGCGCGTGGTGGTATGACCGTTTTAAGACGGATGTGCTACCGCAGGATAGAGCGGTGCAAGGCGGAAGAGAGTTTAAGGTGCCTCGATACTATTGGAATAAGTTTCGGGAAGAGGCCCCGCCGGCAGTGGTGGAAGATTTGGAAGAGCGGCGTTATCAGAAGGCTATGTTGCAACCTGCGAGCGAAAGGAGCGAGGAACGACGACTAGTAAAGGAGGAGCAGGTGCGTTTGATCCGTCAGTTTTGGAGTCCTCGGAATCATTAAGGAGGTAGTGCAATGGAAGACGGTATGCTGGTTTACTCGTTGTATGACAGGAAGCTCGGTGAATATGGAGCGCTGGTCCTCAGTCGGAACGATGAGGGTATCCAGCGCTCGATTTTTGATGGGATTCCGGGGTCCGGCTCGACTATCGAGCGGCACCCGGAAGACTTCGATTTGATGTGTCTGGGTGTGTTCAACCAGGTGAGCGGTGATCTGGTTTCTATTGGGCGTCCGCGGTATGTTGCGCGGGTTGATCAGATTCTTTCGCGGCCGGAGGTAAAGGAGAATGGCTAAGGTCGATACGGCCCGCTTTGCCATGGTGCAGCGGCCGGATGTTCCGCGAAGTGCGTTCGATATTCGATATAATCACAAGACGACGCTTGGCGCGAAGTTCTTGTATCCGATTTATGTGGACGAGGTTTTGCCGGGCGACAGTTTGCGTTTGCGTATGAATGCGCTCGCTCGGTTGGCTACGCCGATCGTCCCTATCATGGATGATCTGTATTTGGAGACGTTTTTTTTCTTCGTTCCCAATCGGCTGGTCTGGTCGAATTGGGAGCGGTTTATGGGCGAGAAGGCGAGCATTACGGATACCACGCAATTCTTGATGCCTCAGGTGACGGTGACGGATGCGTGGACGAGCGGTCGCCCGGAGGACTATTTCGGTTTGCAGCCGCCTGCGGCGGGGCAAACGTATGGTGTGAGCGCGCTACCGTGGCGCGCGTACAATTTGATTTGGAATGACTGGTTTCGTGATGAGGATTTGCAGAATCCTCTGACGGTTACGTTGGGTGACGGACCCGACACGATGACCGACTATGATTTGAAGCCGCGCGGCAAGAGGCACGATTATTTTACGAGTGCTCGGCCGTGGCCGGCGAAGCCGCAAGCTCAGGCGAATATGTCGGCGGCTCAGAATCTTGGTGTGTTTACGCCTGGGAATACGATGAACCCTGTCGGTCTGTATGGACAGGCGGGTGCTCCGGTGTCGGGTCTCGGCTGGTTGGAGGCCGGGGCTCCTACGTTGGTTGCTGGTGGTCCTATGCGGGATTCCGGTTTGCGTACCTGGACCCCGGATGCGGTGATGCAGACGTCTACTGCTATTCGGATCGCGGGTACCGCGACCGGGTCTGCTTGGCCGGACGTTCGTGTTTTGGTGAATGACATGCGGACGGCGGTCCAGGTGCAACATTTGATCGAGCGCAACGCGCGAGGCGGTACGCGCTATGCGGAGCTCGTGAGGGCTCATTTCGGTGTTCTCTCTCCTGATGCTCGGTTGCAGCGGCCGGAGTACTTAGGCGGCGGTCGGACGATCATCGGTATTAATCCGGTGGCTCAGACGTCCGAAACGACCGCCGGTGGTGTGTTGGGCGAGCTCGCAGCTATCGGTACTGGCGTGGCTCGCCATGGTTTTTCTGCTTCGTTTACGGAGCATGGTTGGATTCTCGGATTGGCGAATATTCGCGGTGAGTTGACGTATCAGCGCGGCGTCAATCGTATGTGGTTCCGCCGGACTGTGTACGATCATTACTTTCCATCGCTCGCGCACCTGGGCGAGCAGGCTGTGATGAGCAAGGAAGTGTGGACGGACGGGACGTCGGATGATGATCTGGTTTTCGGTTATCAGGAACGTTGGAGCGAGTACAAATACAAGCCCAGCATGACGACGGGCTTCATGAACTCGAACAACGTTGGTACGCCGTTGGATATCTGGCACCTGGGGCAGAAGTTCGGTCCCGGTCGACCGGTGTTGAATGCGGCGTTTGTGGAAGATGGTACGCCGCTCTCGCGTGTGCTGCAGGTGAGCGCGTTTTTGAATCAGCAGGTGCTCCTTGATGCGTCGTTCGATCTGCGATGGGTTCGGCCCATGCCTATGTTCTCGCTGCCAGGCGTCGGAGGTCGTTTGTAAGTGGCTTCCCGTGAAAAGGACGCCTTGAAGGCGACGGCAACGGGGGCCACGGCCGGCGCAGGTTTAGGTCCCTGGGGCGCGGTGATCGGCGCCGGGTTAGGGCTGGTGCAGAATATCTGGTCTGCACGTCGTGCGGATTCGGCGCACCAGCGCGAGGTAAGAGACCTCCAGCGTGCTGGGCTGAACCCGATTCTGTCGGCGCGCGGGAGCGGCGCCGAAGTGGGGCCCATGGAATCCATGGCGAGCTCGGGAGCTCAGGCGGCCAGGACGGCAGCTGAGATCGAGCTTATCAAGTCTCAGACTGACTTACAGCACGCGCAGGCTACGCATGCGAGGGCGCAGGCGTGGGAGCTCATGTCGTTTGCTCCGGGTCGAGGAGCTGAGACGCAAATGCGCACGGCGCTCCTGGCGGCGGATGAGGCGACGCGACGTCAGCAGCTGCCGCTTCTGCTCGAGCGTGCTAGGGAGGAGATAGCCATGATCCAATCGAGCTCTCGAGCTGCTAGAGCTCGGGCGATGTTGGATGAGGCTGCTCTTGAAGGTGCGTTGAACCAGGAGGAGTGGGAACGTCTTATCGGAGAGATGGGACCCGCGACTCGTTTTTTCCTTGAGATTCTGAGGAGTCTACGCCGATGAAGCGCGTGAATGTCATTTTGGGTCAGTACGATCCGGCGAAGCATTCGGATCGCGAGCGGTTGGATACTGGACCGGATACGATGGTTCAGCAGCAGTTCCGCGAGGAAGTGGATATTAACACGATTGTTCGGCGGTTCGGTTTGACTGGCGATATGCCAGTATTCGGGCGCGAGCCTATGTTCGGTGATTTTACGGAGATTCATGATTTTGAGTCCGCTGTTGAGAAGGTGGACAAGATTCGTGAATCGTTTATGACGCTTGCGCCGGAAGTGCGCGAGCGTTTCCAGAATGATCCGCTGCGTATGTACAAGGCTGTGTTGCAGGCGAAGGACGAAAAGTCGGCAGCGGATCTGGTGAGTTATGAGGCGCCGAAGGAAGAGGCGCCGAAGTCTGATCCTCCTGCGGAGGGGAGCAGCTAGTCTGCGACCCGGAGGCAGGAGGTAGCGGGGGCCCCGTGTGGGGCCCCCGCTTTTTTGTTTACGAGTCCGATCCCTCGAAGGGGAGGACGATTTGTAGAAGCTCGTTTTGTAGAGCGTTGTTGACCAGGGCCACCGCTGCTGGTGGCTCTGGGTATTTGGCGGCCGCGTCTACGTAGGATTGAGCGAGGCCGCGTTGGTTTCTGACGACGATGCGGGCCAGGTTGTCCACGGCCCGTTTGTAGTCGTCGATTGTGTAAGCCTTTGGCTTACGTGTTCCGGTTTCCGGTTTGCCTTTGGGCATGTTGCGCTCCTTTGTGATGTTTGGCGCGCGCGCGTCTTTCGCGCGTGTGGTGTAATTTATTGGAGCGC